AGGTAATGTTACTATGATAGTTACTGGAAATACCATAGATAGTTACAGCGATAGTTACAAATATTTAGAGAGGAGCTAGCTTATTCCTTTGGATTTTTTTATCCTGACTAACGGCTAATTCGTGGTGGACTGCCCTCCTTGTTTCGCTATCCCCTTCCCTTAACTCAATTCATCCCTGATTCCTTCTCTCTTCTTGATGCCCATTCCTGCCCTCTAATGAGAGTTTGCTCCCTTTCTCTTTGGCCGGGTTTGTCCCCGGGAAAAAGTTTTCTACTGCCTGAAAGAATGGAATTTCTTCTACTTGACAAATGGTTTAGCTTAGATTTACACTTGACAATTGAGGGGTTGCTGTTGCCAAAAGCAGTTACGTAGGTGGCATCGGTGGTCCGACTTTCAGCTAGCAACCCCTTTACTCCGCATTATTATCGAGCTCATACTCCTGGATGCCGGCTGATGATGACTGCTTGTTGGCTCCCTTGCCCTTAGCATACCGGTGTCTTAGTATAAATAGAAGAGAACATCCTTCTTATTTATTATTTTATCTGACCAGGTCGGAACTCTTCTTTGGATGATGTCGGTCCCAGAGTACCCCCTTTACCCTCTGTCTAATAAGCCTCGAAGGGGGGGTATGCCCGCTTTGAAAAGGATAGGGGTGTAGTATAGGTCTACATAGACATTTTTTGCCAAATTCGAAAAAGCTAATCTAGCAGAAGCCGAGTAGTTAACGGCAGAAACTTTATGAGGTGGGCTGGCACTGAAAAGGGGAATTAATAGCTGGTTAATTCCCCACCAACATTTTTCACAAAAAACCAAAATTGCGAAACACAATAAGGAGAAGGCATGGGTGAGACAGGGGTTGGGGCATTAGCGATAGGGATACTATTAGTTTTACTGGCATGGGAATACATGAGGCCGAAGTTATAGGAAGCAGAATAGAAGGGGATATTGAGAAATGGGAGCACCCAGGGATGGTGGGTTAACGCCAAAAGAGCAAGCATTCAGTCTTAACTACTTCAAGACGAATGGGAAGAGGCCTGGACTATCTGCTATGCTAGCGGGGTATCCGTCGAAGAGTGCTGGTGCTCATGCCACGGAGATTTTACAGAGGCAGAGGGTAAAGGACTATCTGAGGAAACTATGGGAAGCTGCTGAGAGTCCCATAGTTATGTCGGTCAGGGAGAGGAAAGAGAAGCTATCTTTGATAGCCCGGGGTATGGTAGGCGATTGCGTAGATGAAGGGGGCAACATAGACTGGGGTGCCGTAAAGGAGATGCCGGCGGTAAAGGAAGTCACCATTGAGGAGAGAGATATTGGTGAGGCAACATTACGGACAATCAGGGTAAAGTTACTCAATCCGGTAGAATCCATTCATGAGTTGAATCTTATGGAGAAGTTATACCGGACTAATGAGCAATCGGTGAACATCAACCCGACCTACAATTATTTTGTAACTGATGGCACAGTGGTTGAAAAACTTGGTCGGATAGGTGAGAGGACTCAGAAAGAAATTGCCCTTACTGGGGGAAAGGTAGAAGAGGGAGAAAGACTATGAATTGGATAAGACCCAGTGTAATCACTCTGTTATCTCTAGCTATGGTATCAGGGTTCTTCATGGGGAAAATAGCTGGTGATGTATTCGTGCCTTTTGCCACTGGTCTGATAGTGTTCTGGTTCAAGTCCAGGGATGATAAGAAATGAAGAACGCTTTATGGACTCTACTGGTAGGTCTAATCCTGATAGGAGCTACTCTCGGCGCTGCTGGTTTTGCAGTGCAAAAGTTTCCAGAGTTTTTCTGTGGAGGGTAATATGAAAGAAATACTAAGAATACTCAGGGCATACAAAAAGTCAAGGGTTGGATTGAACAAACGATTCAGGAGAGACCAACGCCTTTTCCTTAAACTTAACGGAGGGTAAATGGCTGTAGACTTTTGTCTGACCAGGGTATTCAACGAGACTCTGGATGCCTGGCTGGAGGGTAAGCGCCGGGTACTACATCAAGGTGGCACATCAAGTACAAAGACGTACAGTATATTGCAGCTCCTAAAAATGATAGCTGAGGAAGCAAAAGAGCTACTTCTTATTACAGTGGTATCCCAGTCCCTTCCTCACCTGAAGCTTGGAGCTATAACGGACTTTTTTAATATATTGGGTGAGACTCCAGACAAGAACAACCCTAACTGGAGAATGACCGATTTTATATATCAGCGACCAGACTGGAAGGGAAAGGTTCAGTTCATGGGTGCTGAAGACCCGGGCAAAGCAAGTGGACCGCGAAGGCAAGTTCTCTTTATCAATGAGGGGAATAATGTGCCATGGGTAACTGCTAGGGCTCTTGATGTTAGAACAGATATATTCACCATTGTTGACTGGAATCCAGTCGGTGAGTTCTGGGTGCATGAGTATCTATCGGGTTCTGATGTAATACCGGGTTGGATTCACGACAGGGAAAATAACGCCTATGTTCATAGTACCTATCTGGATGCCAATGTTAATGGGGTAAGTGTTCTCCCTCAATCTGTTATTGATAGGATTGAGGCCAATAAGAATGACCCGAACTGGTGGCGTGTCTTTGGCGAAGGGCTTACTGGTAAAATAGAGGAACTGGTACATCCTAACTATGAAACAGTTGACAAACTACCTGATGGCTATTATTTTTACGGACTGGACTTCGGTTTCTCTAATGACCCTACCGTTCTAACTAAGCATTGTTTCATAGGTGATGCTCTTTATAGCCAGGAGTTGCTTTACAAAGTAGGTATGACTAATGATGCCATAGCCCGGCAGATGGATTTGTTAAAGGTGGGTAAGTTCAGTGATGAGATTTGGGCTGACTCCGCAGAACCGAAGAGTATCAAAGAGATAGCCGATAAGGGATTTTATATCAATCCTTGTGAGAAGGGACCGGGTAGCGTAGAGTACGGCATCCAAAAGGTCAACCAGTTTCGGCAGTTCTGGACTAAGGATTCAATTAACTGTACCAAAGAGCAGGATAATTACCGGTTTATCAAGAAGGTAACCGATGGTGGTAGAGAATATATCTCTGACGACACCACCCACTTTTTCAGTCACGGTATGGATTCCCGGCGCTACGCAGTAATGTCTCACGTGCCTTTGTATACAGGGCGACTAGCACCGGCAGTGAATTATTAGGAGATAGATATGGGAAGACACCCAGATAAAAAGAAGCCTAAGAAATAAGGGAGTGTCTATGACTACTTTGGCTACAACATCATTGGACAAAACTAAAAACCGTATGACAGAACTAAAATCTCTGCATGACCGGATGGATAGGACAAGGGATAGAGTCTACAACACCCCCTATGTGATGCCTGACCTGGCAGACCCAACGCATAAGATGGATAATGTCATCAGTGTGACTATGCCCTATGGTGCTATCATAGCGAATACCGTTATCAATGACCTGATGACCTCTTTCCGACAGACTATCGTTAGCGGTAGTATCTCGGCAAAAACTCAGAGACTTATTGAGGGGTTCATTGATGATAATCGGGAAGAGGCAGATGAGAGGTTAGCTAATAGTAATTGGCATGCTACCCTTTTTGAGATTTGGTGTAGTCATGTCTGCATCCGAAGTTATATCGGTGTCCGGTGGGTATCTCAGATTATAGACGGCAAGTATGTCATAGATGTTAAGCCGATTGATATGCGTTACGCCCCTTGGGAGTATGGGAATGATGGGTTAAACTGGATGGCTCCCATTAGCTTCCGCACAAGGGCAGAACTTGAGGCTCAGTATGCTGAGGTAATCAAAGAAAAGAAGGTTAGCCTAAGTGGTGAAAGCACTCAGCTTTTTGAGGTCAGGGATTACTGGGACTCTGCAAAGAAAGAACTATGGATTAACAAAGTTCTTGCTCTGGAGCAGAAGAACCCACTTGGCGAAGTGCCTTTTGTTATTGGAGCGCCGGCTACGGGTTTTATGCTCAGAGATGAAAAATACATTGAACATGATGCTGAGGATATACTTTATCTCATCAGGGGCGTTCTTGATGAGATGAACAGAACGGCATCCATAGAGCAAACAAAGGGTGCTGAGACAATCAGGCCACCCTATGAGCAACTAACAGATAAGGTACCTGATAGCTCGCCAGCGGACGCACCACCCACGACAAGCCAGACGAAAAAGGCTCAGAAGGATTTAGGATGGAAGCTACTACAGACTCCTGACATCAATAATGCTTTTCTCACTGGCCGTGCTGACCTAGCCAAAGTATTGCAGATGGGTGGCGTTAATGATATTGACCTTGGTAATGTCAGCCAGACGGTATCGGCCGTCTGGATTACGGCTCAAGCAGGTATAAGAAAGAAGTTCAGTGGGCCACGACTGAAGGCGATTACCCAAGGAGACCAGCAGCTAGCCAGGATGATGATAAGGCAGACACAAAATGCTGTTGAACTTGAGGAAGGTTCGCCTGATATAGTTGTTGGTGGTATGGGTAGAAAGAGAACGTACGCGGCTGATAAGCTAGGTGACCCGAAACAGTACGCTATAAGAATTGAGCTAAGGTCACAGAGCAAGACTGAAGAGATAGCTAACCTTGTCCAGTTCGAATCGGCACCTGACTTACCGTATGAATGGAGATTGGAACACATACTTGGGGCAAATGACCCCAGAGAGATAATCAGGATGAAGGCTAATGAAGATGCTTTAGAATTAGACCCTGCTCAAAAGTTCGCTGATTTAGGCCTAAAGCTGGCGAGGGAAGCCGAAGAATCACAGGACGAACAAGAAAAAGATGTTTTGAATTTGCGTTCTATGATGAATATAGAAAGAGCAGTTACTATACTCAAGCAGAGACTTCAGCCAGCACCACTACCAGAAGGGGAACCCAAGCTGAAGCCATCCCCCAAGGGTAGCCCACGGCCTCTTGTGGATATGCCGAGTCTATTAGGTCCCGGTGACCAAGCACTCCCGAGACAGCAAGAAGAGGTTCCAGCCGTATGACGACAATTGGCGAAATAAGAAAAGCAAGGGAGATTGGCAAGACAGAGCATGGTAATTTTATCTGGCAAGCCTGTGCAGATTGCGGGAAAGAGCGCTGGGTTAAGTTTAATAATGGGCAAGCCAATCACTTTCGATGCCGTTCTTGTGACCGCAAAATCAGGAGTAACTATAGGGGAGGGCGTATAGCTGACCCTCATGGTTATACTAGAATTAGACTTCAGCCTGAGGATTTCTTTTATCCAATGGTAAAGCGTGGCGGTTATGTCTCTGAGCACCGCCTTGTCATGGCTGAGCATCTTGGTCGTTGTCTACAGAGTTGGGAAATTGTTCATCATAAAAACGGAATAAGAACTGATAACCGAATTGAGAATTTGGAATTGACTACAATCGGTTCTCACATAAGAGAACATCATAAGGGATATCAAGATGGTTATCAGAAAGGATTGTATGATGGTCATGAGGTAAGAATAAAACAACTTGAGCAACGAGTAACATTATTGGAATCTGAGAATGTATTGTTAAAGAGTCTACAACCCACGGAGATGCGATGATGCCGACAAAGTGGTCTGTTAATAAAGCCATTGAATCTCTACGGACTCTAACTAACCCATTCGAGAAAGCAGGTATTCAGAACCCTGCCCAGAAACCAAAGCTATCTGAGGTTATTGACGAGGTGGCGGTTAGCGGAAATCGTGAGGAGTTAAATGGTTCAAGCCGAAAAGAAAATACAACTCCCTGAAGAAGAGCAAATCAAGAAGCTAGTTACTAAGGCAGAAATCGGCCCTCTCGAAGAGAGAACTTTTGCCACCGACCTCCAGTTAGAGATGCTGCGTGAGGCTCGTGATGCAGGAACTCTCTCTCAGAAGACTATAACTACTCCTATCTTCCTCACTCCCTCTCAGGCTACTCGATTGGATTTTGATATAGAAGAGGGTGAGTTTATTAGGATAGAACCTAGTGCGGTAGGGGAAGAGGCTACTTTTAGTCTTGTTACTCCTGAAGGTATAATGGAACCTCAGCCCCTTGCTCTGCCAGAACCTCAACTCTTTCCTTTGACTGAAGTTCCTCCTGTTGAAGCACTCCAGTCATTATTCCCAGAGAGGTTTGAGGCTGGTGAAACGCCTCAGATGGTCTTTGAATCACTAGGGGTTCTAGTCCAACAGCAACCTGTAGAATTGCTCGAGCAACTTGTTGCTAAGGGCAGGACTCCTGAAGTTGAGCTATTGATAAATACCTACTTCGATGTCCAACCTGGAGATATCGACAGGCTCTTTGCGGAAATGCCTGATGCAGAAGCTAGGTTATTCCGGGAAGCCCTGCCCCTGTTGATTACTGACAGAAATAAAGACGCTATGCTCACTTACTTCTTTGAGAACCCTGAAGCATTAAGAAGGAACTTGATAGGAGTTGGAAGGAACTCTAGTACGGTAGCCCTTGTAAAATCACTGTACCCAGAGATTACAGACAAGGGTATGAGTCAGTATTTTAATCCTAGAGTACCCGGGACAGTTGAGGGTGTTGACCCTACTGCTCTGGGTGCGTTACCTACTAAAACTTGGCTCGATAAAGTCAAGGAGGTTATAGAAGACCCGTTACAACTGATTCCCTTTGTCGCTAGTGGTGCGGAGATAGTTGAGTTAGGGCGGTTAATGAAAACCGCTAAGGACTTAGAAGATGGGAAAGAAGTTAGCGAGGAAGATTTATTAGCTCTTAAAGCGTATGTTGCCCGAGCCACCATGGATACGACCTGGGGCTTCGAGGTAGCCGATGTAATAGCCCAGATAGTTCCTTTCGCTGGAGAGTTTATTGCAACTGGTGGCATATTCTCTGCCGGCAAAACAGCGGCCGCAAAAGCTGGAGAGCAGGCTCTAAAAAGAATAGCCACCAGAACAGGCCTTAGAATCCTAGAGGGAAGGCTGGCTAAGTTTGCGGCGAGAGAAGTAATCCCAACAATAGTCGGTGGTACTCTGAGAGCGCCAGTAGCAGGTGTTACTAGAATACCAGCAGCTACCTTAGAGAAACAATTACAGGCAACCCTTACTGGAGATGAGGAATCGGTTTTTGAGAGTGCCGTAAAAGCGTTTGGTGAACAATGGGTTGAGGTAGTCAGCGAAAGCACCGGTGGTTTATTCGCTCCATTAGCTGCCTCCATCAAAGGTCAACTGATAAAGGCGGGATTGTTCAGGGCTTTTATTAAAGCTAATCCAGGCAAAAGCCCTAACGTTCTAAGAAGAGTTTTTGAGAAGGCAGGCTATAACGGTGTTATAGGAGAGATGCTGGAAGAAAGGGTGGCTGATGTCGGACACGGTATTTTAGAACCTCTGGGGTTAAGTGACCAGAAGTTCAGTATCCCCTCTGTTAGACAGTTGACAGTAGAACTGGCAGCCTTCTCTGTTCCCGGGGCTGCTGCCTTAGCGATACAAAAAACACCGGCACTATTCGAGAAGTTATCCCCCAAGGTAAAGAAAGCATTAGCCGATGCTGTTGAAGAAGGTAGGGCAAGACCTGAGCGTGGTGCAGTTGAGATACCTGGGGAAAGACCTGAAGGTGAAGCGCCTTTAACTGAGGCACTCATCACTGATGCCGAAAGCATAGTTGCCCAAGCTGAGACAGTAGCTCCTGATAATGCTCAAGTCAAAGAGATGAGAAGGCTGGTTGATGAGGCGAAGGTTCAAACAGGGGATACCCAGAGAAAAACTCTTATCAAGATTGAGGCTGTTGAGGATGAGGTAAGAGAAATTGCTGGAGTACCTAAAGTTGGAGAGCCTGTGGTAGAAGTAACTATTCCTAAACTTATATCGGACCCTAGTGGGACAGTAGCACAAGCACGACCTACAGCTGATTTCTTCCCTGAGATAAAACCCACAACCAAGTTACCAGTTGAAACAGAATTAAGAGTAACTATAAAGGCTGTGGGAGAAAGGCAAACATCATTTTGGGCACAGGTGCATTCAAGGGGTGTAAGGTCTAATACATATCTTAGGATAGATAAAGAAAGTGTTCTTGTAGGCAAGGAAACGGCAGAGGGCACTGAACTTGCTGGGGAACTTGTTTTCCATGGGGCAATTGTTAGGGAGCAGTTGGCGAGGCAAAATGTATTATTAGGCGAATTACAAGTAGTAAAAATTAAACCCCAACCCCCAGTAACCCCTGAAGAGGTAGCCAGACCCGAACCTGGTGCCCCTGAAGCTGGCATACAGCCTTCGATGATTGAGGGTATCCCTGCTGAGGAGGTCAGACCTCCAGGTAAGGGCAAGATACTCCAGGTTTCAATGGATGACCAGCTAAAACTTCAACAGGCCAGGCAAGCCGCCGAGGAAGCGCCTCCTGAAGTGAAAGAGGCTTACAATACTCAGGCAGAGATAGAGGGGTTGAAGGTCACTCACCAAATGGACCCGGTGGCACAGAAGCGTGTCTTTATCGGCAAGGACAAGCGGGGAAGAGACCAGTATAGAGGATTGGATTTCTTCATCTCTCTGAAAGAGCAGTCCTTGCCTGAATACTTTACCATCAAACAGGCCAAGATGCTGAACCCTGCCCTTATTGTAGATTTATACACTCAGCCAGGCACTCCCCAATTTAATAAAGTCCCCAGGGATGTAGCCCTTGACCAGATGACCAAAGAGTTTAATATGACCCCCGATGAGATAGCTGACAGGGTTATGGGTATCCGCCAAGAGAATCGGAGAATTAAAGAACTTGAGGTCACTATCAAGAAGCAGATGGTCGAGACTCCATTACCTGCTGTAACTGCACTAACTACCGAAGAGGTCACTGAGAACTGGGAGACCGTAGCTCAACCGAAACTAACACTGAAGCAGGCTCAAGCCTTGTCTGGTATTATGGCTGACTATGTTATCAGTGAAAATACCATAGCCGCTTTTGAGGCTCAAAGAGCGCTGTGGAGTAGAACAAGAACTGGGCGAGGAGAAGATTTCAAGGCCAGGATGCAAGACCTCATTGTTGTTCAAGGGGTCGGAGTAGAGGAAGCCTTTAGGCTGGCTTCTAACGAGACACTAGCCGGTAAATTACCAGTGGTGCTAACCGACTTCTTTGAGGGTATGACTACTGAGATGAGGTCAGCTTTCTTCACAGTGGTATTCCATAATAAACAGCTGCAAGAGTATCCTTATGAGATGGCATCTACGATTACAGCTCTCACTAATGCACTAGACGGTAAGCCGATACCTAGAAAAAGAGGAAGGGGCAGCATCCTATTTCCTGAAGGTGGTTCTGCCTGGGATAGGCTGAACTTTGTCTTCGGTAAGCAGCCGAAGGTTCTCAAAGCAATCGAGAAGATGGCTGATGAGAGAAAGCCACTTAGGGATACGGTAGAAGGGATATTCCACGAAACAGGGCGTGAGCCTATTCCTATTGACCAGGAGGCTGCTGATTATCTGAGAGGATTACAAGATATTCCGCAAGGCTATACAACTTTAGTTGAACCTGAGCTTGGCTTCCCTACCTATTCTAATTTGAAAAATCCTGCTGACCTTCAGTTCGCTCAAGCAGAGTTAGAATTAGGGCGACAGTTAGTTGACGGCGAAATTACCATAGACCAATTTGAGCTAGCACGAAGAGAAGCCAGGGATAAGGCATATCCCTTACCACCTGTCACAAAGTATGACCCACCCATTGATAAGGCTTTCAAGATACCGCCAATGTTCAACTTTATGGAACAGAGTATGTTCAATAGGGTGCTGAAACAGATTCTAATGTCACCCTTAGACATAGGTAACTTTCTGAGAGCTAACAAAGCCAGTTTCGACCAATCTTTTCTGAGGCAATCTCAGCTATTACTATCGGGACACCCCATACTGGCTTGGCAAGCTCACGCCGCTGCCTGGCAGTCGATGTTTAGCCAGAAGCATACCGAGGCAGAGTGGGAACTGATAACGAGAGACCCAGACTTTCAGATATACGAGCAGATTAGAGTAGATACTGGGCATGACCCTCTTCGTGTGCCAGCCTTTGCCGCAAAAAAGGGGACTGAACAATACAGAACATCTGAGGAGTTTGGTTTTACCAGGCAAGATGTAGAAAGGGCAATACCGAGATTTACAGCATGGTTGCCTCATGTGAGGTTGTCTGAGAGGGGTTTTTCCGCTGGAACCAATAAGGGTGTTTGGGGTACATGGAAGCAAAAACTTGCATGGTCAAGAAGATATTCTGAGAAGATAGCATCTGGTGATGTAGTTCTTAAAGAAGGTGAGGCATTTGATATAATTCAGGAGATGACTGATGAACAGTCTATGCTTGGTGACCTGATTCAGAGAGCCAATCTTCGTATAGCTTCAGGTTTAGCTCCTGCTATGAACGCCTTTTTCTTTGCGGCCAGGTCAAAGGTTGGTAGACTCTTGCTACCGAAACACCTGCTTGGGATAAGTGTTCGTAACAAGAAAGTGAGGTTCAACCCCCGTGTAATGAGGGAGGCATGGAAGGACTTCTTCCTGTGGACTTCTTACATTAGTGGTATCATGTTTCTGGGTGATTGGCTGGATTTGTGGGAACTTGAAACAGACCCCCGTAATGCTGAGGTTATGAGTGCCAGGATTGGTAAAACGAGGATTGACCCCTGGGCTGGCTACCGGCAGTTTGTAGTCTTATATGCTCGGCTCATTACTGGAACTGGCATATCATCGGTAACTGGGGCTGAATATGATGTTGACCCGATAAGGGCACAGGAAACTTTTGGAAGGAGTTCTATCTCACCACTGGCAAGCATCTTGCTAGAGTTCTGGACAGGTCGGAACTTCCTCGGTCAAGTAATAGATTATGATGATTCTAAATACTGGCTTGAGAAGATAACGCCATTTGCCATCAATGATATCTGGGAAGCTGCTAAGGAGGATTGGCGTATGGGGATAGCGGTTACTATTCCAGCCGTTTATGGCGAAGGCGTACAGACCTACACCGGGGATTGGGAAGAGAACTTTACCAAGCTGGGCTTACCAAAGTATATCGAGAATACTGCCTATGACCTGAGTGAGCCATACTACGACACCGCTGATTTCTGGTCTGATACGGCCAAACAATTCAAGGGGGTTGACCCCGAGACTTTAACGCCAGCAAAGGGATTTCCACCTTATATAAAGGCAATCGCTGAGGCCAGAGTTAGCAATGAACACCTTGCTACCTTACCTAGTGATACATTGGTTAGTCTAAATGCCGACCCTAACCTTGACGAGCCTACCTTCGGTCAGTATTATCAGATGTGGCGAGACAGACAGGCTCTCGTAGCTGCTGGTGAAGAGGCTGAAATAACAATAGAGGGCGAGACATTCAAGGGAGAGGATGCTGTTGAAGCCTTCGACAAAGATGAAAGGACAAAGAACTCCCACCGCGGTAACTTCTCCCAAAGGCAGTTCTCTTTACTCAATGAATACTGGTCAATTACCAATGAGAAGAAGCAAGTTGAGTTCCTTGAAGAGCATAAGTCTGAGATAGGGGTGAAGCCTAGAGATGCCTTCCTGCGCTCACACCCCAAGGAAAATGCTGAATTGGCTATCTGGGGACAGGCTAAGGTGCTGACCAAGGAAGCCTATGACCACTTCAAGACCCTAGCCAAGAAGTATGACATACCGGACAACGCAGTACCAGAGCTCCTACTGCCACCTGAGACTTCGATAGATACTCACTTCGACTATGAAGAGATGGTATCTGAGGGGACTCATTCTAGTAATGAGGCAAAGTTACTCTTACTCAAAGACCAGATAGCGGCCGATGAAGCTAAGGTGAAGTCGTATGTGACTTGGAGGAATGAATCGGGCCAGCCACTTCAACTCCCCAAAGAGCAAGTTGAATACTACCAACTGAAGGTAGATAACAGCCAAAACTATGATGACCTTGCAGAAGCTCAGGAAGCTGACGATGAAGAAGATGTAGAGGAAATCAGGGCAAGGAAGGTAGATGGTGAGACATTCCTTGATGTGGAACGCCGGGTAGATGCGATGGGAAAGGGTACTAGGGAAGTCCCGATTGACCCAGAACTGGTCAACTCCTATGTCAGCCATATGAGAATAGGTGATGAGACGAGCCCTAATAGTGCCGAGTCAAAACTCAATCGGTACGATAACAACGAGCTCAATGACTTCCTGATGAATGAAGACTACTGGGGGAAGCAGAAAGCCCAAGCATTAGATAAGAATAAGTTCTATCTTGATAATTACCTGGTGCCGAGATGGCGAATAGATGTTGCTTACCAAGAGCAGGATGAAGATTACAATGCCCTTCAGACAATGCAGAAGAGGCAACAGTACTTATTAGATAATGAAGACTACCGTATGGATAGGCGGCGCCGTGAAGCCCTGACGACGACTGATATCCAGACCGGTAAAAGATTCCCACTTGACCAGATTGAAAACTTTGTCAGCTATCACGAAATAGATGTTAAGGGCAAGAGACAGGAGAGATTCCTTGTGAATAACCCCACCTTTGCTGATGCTATGCACAATATAGTGGGCATAGATATACCAAGACCAGAGGATGTTCCAGCCATTCAGTATGATGATATTTACGACCAGTGGACAGACGAGTTCGAGCAACTTGAGGGGTTCGCTGATAATCAATCTGAACACTACATAGAGATTCCTGAAATAGGACTAACATTAGACCAGACACGTGAGAAAGCCAGAGATGCGATACGGTTTGATGATGAAGGTAAGTACACCGAGTTCGGGTTGGATGAGCTTAGGCGCAATGCCTACGGCAAGTTTGTGCCAGAAACCTTGGTCAGCAATTATGTCGGGTACTACACCATTATTGGTGAGGGTAAGCCTGATAACTACGAAGATGTCAATAAGACTGACCTATGGTATGACGATGACTGGTTCTTGAGGGAAAACATTGAGTTTTACGAGCAGGTGTATAAAGGGATACTGGAGAATGAGAAAAGGGACTTCAGCAAAGTACCCTCTAGGGAAATATTCAGTAAGTATCTTGAGTATCTCCAGATAGATGCCAGGCAAGCCAAGTTAAGAGATGACTTCAGGTGGGACAATCTTGACCTGGATGACTGGTTGGTTCTCAAGTTTGACTATACACCGGTGACCGAGAAAAGGCGTAGGGCAGCACAAACCCCCAGAGAAAAACTAGCTGAATCTATCGAAGAGCTTGAAAGAAGATTAAGAGAACGCCCAGAGGAAGAGCCCGCAATTACTTTTCGCCCTTAGTTTACTGGAATCTTAACAGTAAACTCATTACTACTTGGGAGGTAAAATTTACTATGACAAGCAAGGCCGTAACAGAAAACGCTGAAGGCACTAAGGTAGAAGCTGAAGGCAGTAGCACCCCGGAAGCTGAAGCCAAAACCCCGGAAAGCGAGAGTAAGGTATCGCCAAAGGAAGAGAAGGTTGAGGAAAAACCCACTATCACCAAGACACAAAACGAAGCGCTTGTTCATATGGCAACATCTGAGGCAGGTAGGTTGCAAAAGGTAGCCGAGACCGAGAGGGATGGCTTCAAGACCAAAGCCGAGAAAGCCGAGGCATTGGTTGAGGACATCCAGGCAGAAAGGGATAAGCTTCAGACTGGCATTGAGGAACTTACCAATGATGACCCTAAGAAGTTCGACCTTGTTAAAAGGGATAAGGAACTCAGGGATGCTCAACGCACACTCAAGACGGCAACAGATGAACTGGCAACCCAACAGAAGGACAATGAGACAATAGTGACAACAGCAAAGGAAACGTTGCTCGAAATCGCTATCTGGGAAGTGGCCACTGAGTATAAAGGTGGCGACCCGGTAAGGCTCAAAGCCCTTTGTGCTACCCTTGGTGTAACCGATGAGGTAAAGCTGAGGGAGGTAGCTGGTAATCTCTGGGAGAAGTCTGAGGCAAAAGTTCCAGATAAGAAGGGTGAAGTGGAAGAACCAAAGGAGAAACTCAACCTAGATGGTGGTGACACTCATGGTGGTGGAGAAGAAACCGAACAAGAAAAACTGGATAAAAGGTATCCAAAAACGGCTAAAAAATAACTTAATGCGAGGTAAACAATGGCGACTGAACTAGGAACTAAATTTCTAACCCTTGCTGATTGGGCAAAAAGGGTTAACCCGGATGGCGGTATTGCTGATGTCATTGAACAGATTGCCGAAACTAATCCGTTACTCCAAGATGCCAGTATGATTGAGGGCAACCTACCCACCGGGCATCGAAGCACCCAGAGAACTACTCAACCCTCCGGCACATGGCGCCAACTGAACGCCGGTGTCGCTGAAACCAAAAGCACGACTCGTCAGGTTGATGACCAAGCAGGTATGCTTGAGGCTTATTCAGCAGTTGATGTAAAGCTGGCGAGACTAAACGGCAATATCAATGCTTTCAGGGCATCAGAAGATGCCGCCTTTATTCAGGGCCTCGGCGAAGATGCCACGGATGCAATAATCTATGGCAACTCTGGGGTCAACCCGGAGCAACCTCATGGACTAGCTCCAAGGTACAACTCACTGACGGATACCGTAGGTACTACTAATGTTATAAACGCAGGCGGTTCCGGTAGTGATAATTCTTCACTTTGGCTGGTTACATGGGGAGCTAAAACAACTACTCTTATCCACCCGAAAGCCTCCCCAATGGGTTTGCAGGCAACAGACCTTGGTGAGCTACCTTGGGATGACGCAAGTAACAATCCTTACCAGGCTTATGTGACCCATTTCTCATGGGACTTAGGGCTGTCCGTACCGGATTACCGGTACAATGTGCGGATCTGCAACATCGACATTTCAGAACTGACCGCCGATGGAGCTACCGGTGCCGACCTGATGCTCAGGATGGTCTCCGCTTTCTATGCGAGGCCAACTGCTGGCGTTATTGCTGGCATGACCAGTGTGATATGGTATTGCAACAAGACTATTGGAGAATATCTGCATCACCAGGCTTCCAATAAGTCCAATGTAAACCTGACGCTGGAGAATCCTGCTGGCGAGCCGATGGTGAGATTCCTGGGCGCTCCAGTCCACATAGTCGATGCTCTCACTGAGGCTGAAGCAACCATTTCCTAAACTAGACCAAGGATCAAGTAATCAAAAAAAGCGAGGTAAAAACATGATATTAGATAGTCTACTACGACTAAGTGACTCCGAGGATATTTCTCAGTCTCCTGGCACTAAGTATTCAACTTCTGTCCTCAACTCAAGCACCGTTCTCGGTGACTTGGGTGCTGGCGAGCAACTGGCTGCCTTCTTCTGCATTGATGCTGCTGTTGTTGGGGGCACAGCAGTTGTCTTTGCCATAATTGATGAAGCGGATACTACGCTGGATAGTAGTTCTGTAGTTATCTGCCAGACAGCAGCTCTCGGTATGGCTAGACTGACACTTGGGAAGATAATCATACTTCCCATTCCG